ATTTGTTGACCATTGCAAGCATAGAAACCATCATCTGATAAGAAATATGTAGTGCCAGAATATTGAGCTATAGAACCACCTTCTATACAACCTACGTTACGACTGATAGTGTCAAATTGAAAGAACAATGGTGAGCCAATGTATGACATACGCACAATGGCTTTTTCTAAAAATATAATACCAAATTCACCACCTGTAATGCCTGTAATATCACCACCGTCAGGAAGTTCTTGGAAGTCACTTTGTGATGCTGCGCCTGGTGTCCAGTCTGTTGGGTCATTAATATCAGACCATTGAACACGTGATGGATATGTACCAGCACCTATATTTGCACAAACAACAAAGTCACGAACTGTTGTAATGTATTTTGCAACAGGAGCGGCTGCGGCTAAATCACCAAAATAAGAAGATGCGTTTATATCGTAATATTGAACTTTGTTAGAGCCATTAGCAGCTAGTGCATAATTACCAAATTGTAAAAATTGCCATCTATATGTGCCAGCATAAGCACTTCCTATAACTGTTCCAGTAGCAGCAGCACTTGTAATATTTGCGTTGACTTTAGCATAAGTAAATGTAGTAGAAGTGGGAACAGTAGTAATGACATAACTGCCATCAAATACATTATCACTTGCGTCTACTGTTACGCTATCACCTATACTGTAACCATGAGCAGAAGCAGTAGTAATTGTTGCTACGTTAGATGTTAGTGCTACATTACTTATTGTTCTTGCTGCACTTTTACCAACATTATCTAATGCTAAAGTAGATGAGTTTAGTTTAAATAGTTTAGTCAGACCGCCTGCAAATACAGAAACATCATTATTTATCTTAGTTGCAAAAGCATTGGTTAAATTTTCAGATGCGCTTGCAGAATAGTTTACAGCAGATTTGAATGAACCATATCCTACAGCTAATGGAATAACATTATTAACTTCTGACACAGCATCTAATATGCTAGGTTGGTCAGGTAGCCATTCTTTAAATTGTATGCGTTGTGTAGGCATGGTTTACTCGTAAGAAATATTTACAGAACCGTTATCAAATGTATCTGCGCCTGTTCTTGTAATACGAACTCGGTCTAATGTTCCACCAATTGTAACACTTCCACCAGTTACTGTAACTCTATTAGTACCAGTAAATTGAAATCCAGAACCATTAGCAGTCCATATATTACTACCCATATAATTTAATATTAAAGCTCCACAATGTTGTTGTCCTGCAGAGGTTTGAATAATTCCAAATCCAGTAGTAAAAGCAGTTGTAGAAACTCCTGTACTGACTACTGAACACCCACCTTGATACCCTGTTGTAGTAAATGTTGTTGAGCCAAGTTGAATTAATAAATCTTCAGTTCCAGTTAAACTAACATTATTAAACATTATTGTAACTCTTTTAACCCAATTAGGAATACCAGTAAAATCTATAGTTGTTCCTGATGTAGTAGCTTGTGCAGTTGCTGATGTAATAGTTAATGCACTTGGTGTTACTGCTCTTAATGTATTAGTTCTAGCAGATAAATCAGCAGAAGTAGCTAAAGCCACAATACCATATCTTGTAGCAATACAAGTACCAGCAGATGTTACAGAACTACCATAAGTAATAGTAAATGAACTTCCTGAGGCAGTTACAACAGTAAAGTCACCTGCTGTTAAAGCACTACCTGATGTATTAGTAAATGTAATAAAAACAGTTTGTCCAACTGCAAATGTATTGGTAGCTGTAATTGTAATAGTTGCACTAGCGCTTGCAGAATAAGAGCCTGATACCACCGTATTAGATGCTGCATTTAATGCAGCGCCTTGAATTAAATCAGAAGTTGTTGCAATAGTGCCTGATTTATCAGGAACTGTAAGAGTTCTAGTTGTTGCTGTAGTAATACCTGATAGTTCTAAAGCTAATTTTTTTGTGATGTCAGTTCCATCAACAACAAAAAGTTTATCGTCTTTAAATGTTTGTGTGCCTGTCCATGTATTATCTGCTGCTAAAGCTGCTGTAGCTGCCGCAGTTACAAAAGCAGTTGTAGCTACTTTAGTTGTATTATCAGCAGGTGCTTGCGTAGGAGCAGTAACATTACCAGTAAGTGTACTTGTGCCTGTTACAGCAAGATTGCCACCTACTGAAAAATTATCACCACTTGTGCCAGCTTGTTGGTCTTTAAGTAAAGCCATAAGTGAACGCATAGAGTTATTTACGTTAGCTGGCGAACATCCTTCAGCAATATTAATATTAGTTATATCGGTATTATCTGCTGCGGTTGCACTAAATTCTGAAATTTTATTCTTTGCCATCTTTTATCCTTGTCGTAACCAAATGTCTATACTTGGAGTTGTATCAGTCCAAGTTTCTGTTCCTGCTGTAATTGTTGTCCATGTATCTGAAGACGGTGATATTGCAGACCATGTTTCTGAACCTGCTGATACTGGTGTCCATGTTTCTGCGCCTGGAGTAACAGGTGTCCATCCTTCACCTTGTATTGTGCCTTTAGCAGTAACTGCTCCTATACCTTCTACATAAGCATATCCTGCGAATATAGCGTTAGGTCTTGCTGTAACAAAAGCAAACCCATTTACTTGTGCATTACCTGAGTTTACTAAACCACCAAGTGCTGTTACTGTAGCTGTTCCTGTAATAGAACCTATGCCTGATAGTATGCGGAATCCATTAGCTGTAACTGTAGCATTGGCTGTTATAGAAGCATTACCAGATTGTAGTAATGAACCTATACAAGTGACTGTGCCATTTGCTGTAATACTTGCCGAAGCTAACGCTATAGAACCACCGGTAGCACTTACAATGGCAGTTCCTGTAATGGATGCACTACTAAACTGTATTCTATTGGCTATAGCAGATACATCTGCAAATCCATTTATAGTTGCATTACCAAATACTAATGAACCGCTTAGGGTAACTGTAACTGTTGCGGTAGCAGTAATACTAGCATTTGCAAACTGCGTTCCACCTGCTGCTAAAGAGCTAAATGGTGTTTGTGAAAATGCACTTATACCAAACATATTTAACTCCTTAAAATTTAATATTATCTTGCTTTATCAAAGCAATGATTCCAATATTCTCCATTTAATCTAACATAATGTAAAAATACTTGACCGTAATGTTTTCCCTTATAAGCATCTCGCCAATGTTCAGATTGCATACCAAGATATATAACAGCCTGTCCTGGCTTTAAGTTTTGACTCACTACTTCACCATTGGGCTTAGTAAAGTAAATATCCCAATCTTTATCGCCACCAAGATTTAAAGTAACGCTTACTTCACAAGCTGGTCTATCTGTATGTTTCTTTAACACTTCGCCTTTAGCATATATTCTTGAGTAAGCATAAGTAGGTAATAAAGGTTCTCCTACTGCTTTATTTATAAATGCAACTTTTTCTGCTAATAACCCAAGCACCCATCTATAGTTATAGATTGCTAATGACTTAGGGCATTGTTCATCTTTGACAAATGATTCAGGAAAGTTTTTAGCATCATCCTGAAATTGCTTATACATTTTGTTTGCTTTATCAGGAGTGATAAAATTGTCTATGAATAAATAATTGTTATCTTTTAACTGTTTAATCATTTAAAGTTTTTACCTGCTACCCACATAACTAATGTATGACGCATACCTTTAGTGACTGGTGTTACTTGATGTAACATATATGATGGAAAGAAAGTAGCCATACCTTGTTGCTTTGTAACTACAACTGGTTCTCCACCTTCAAATATTTGTAGCTCCCCACCCTTATAATCTTTAGGGTCGGTTAATTGAACTACTATAGATAATTTTCTTGATGTACCATATAAAACTTTATCCATGTGTTGCTTATAATGGTCACCTTTTGGACCATACTCTGTAAATTGTATATCTTCACAGAATCCATATAAGTCAAACTTAAAGTATTGGTCATTTATTGCTGGTATAATATTAGATAATTTTTCATACATCCAACCTAAATCATCTCTCTCATTAAGCCATACTACTTTGTTTTTTCTAATCGTGTGATTGACAACGCTGGTATTGTTTTTTGTATAAACACCAGCTTCTGCTTTGCTACCTTTTTTATTAGCAAATTCTATAATTTTTTTACATTCTTCAGGTGTAAATACATTCTCTGCAAATGCCCAATTCTCTACTGTATCTGTATGAAATAGCCAAGCCATATATACCCTTTAATTACAAAAGTATATTATACAGTACTTTCATCCCATGATAATGTAGATTCATTCCATATATATTCTTTATTATCTGTAGGGTAAGGTAAAGGCGATTCCCATAACCAAGTAGATGTATTTATTACCCAAGATTCAAAAGGTTTTGGCGGATAAAATACATCATTTTCTTTATCGTATATATAATCAATACCTGCGTAATTACCTCTTAAAGCAACACCATTATCAGGAAGTCCGTCTTGTCCATAATGTATATTGCCACGAGTATTATATGATGTTTGTATCCATAATGATGGCTCACCTAAATGACCTTCATTAATAAAGTCTTGTTCAACAACAAGCACTTCTTTTACTATGCCATCAACAACTTTTGCAAAGTGACTCATGCTGTGTATGTTCCTGTGCCTGTAAATGTAATAATAGTATTAGAACCACTGGGTGCTGTACTTACATTTGCTGGTGGTCCATATGTGCCTGAATACAATGCTGTAGGTACTGATAATATAACTACCCCAGCTCCACCTGCACCACCTTGACCTCTATTAGGAGTTCCGCCTGGTGCTGCACCTCCACCACCGCCTCCACCTGTATTAGCAGTTCCAGATGTTGCTACAGCTCCTGGTGAGTTCATACCACCATTACCACCACCACCTGTTCCACCAGTACCACCACCTGTAGTAGCGTTAAGACCACCACCACCACCACCAGAATAATAATTACTTGTAATTGGAGATTGTAAACCAACTCCTCCAGGACCTGCTGTTGTTGAAGCAGCTGACCCAACTGCACCAGCACCTCCACCACCTCCACCTCTTTGTGAAACAGCAGTGCCACCAGCATTACCTTGTCCTGGAGTACCAGCTCCACCTGCACCATTTGCAGGACTAGGAGTTCCAGCTGGGCTATTATTAGCACCACCACCACCACCTGACCCGCCTGTTCTACCTGCTGTTCCTGGAGAGCCTGGTGGATTAGAGTTACCACCTCCACCGCCGCCTGTAGATGTAATTGTAGTAATTGGTGTTCCAGAAAGGCTAGTATCCGTACCACTAGGAGCAGACACCGGACTTGGACCAAGATTACCTGTTCCACCACCGCCAATAGTTGCTGTATATACAGAACCAGCTACTAATGTGACTGTGCTACTTAAATATCCTCCGCCACCACCGCCACCACCACGAGTACCACCACCGCCGCCTCCACCAGCTACAACTACATAACTAGCAGTATATGAAAGCGTTTTACCATAGAAATCTGTAGGCATAATAATGTTGCCAGTAGGTATACCAGCTAAATTTCTGACATCTGTATCAGTTAAAGATAATGTGCTAGAGCCAGGAAGTCTTAATTCTTTAGCAATAGCTACTCCAGCAGTAGTACCATTTAAACTAATTGGTCCTGACGAATTCATTGTCATGTTATTTAACCTTTAATTCATCTATTTCTTGTTTTAACTCTTTAATAGCTTCAATTAATACGCCTACAATGTTTCCGTAAGCTACAGATAAAGTTTTCATATCGTCGTTTGCTTCTACTACAACTTCAGGCAATACTTGTTGAACTTCTTGTGCTATAACACCAAGACTATTTATTCCGTCTCTATCAAATGTTACTCCACGTAAATCCATAACTTTATTTAGTGCATTATCAATAGTTTTGATATTAGATTTAAGCCTTCTATCAGAAGTTGCAGTAAAATTAACACCAGTATATGAATTGCTTGTATTTAAAGCATTAGCTGTAGTTGCTGTAGTGGCATTAGTTGCATTAGTAACTGCTGTTGTGCTGATTGCTGCAACAATTTGAGCTGCTGTAGCTGTTGTTAAAGCACCTGTAGTTGTTGTGCTATATACTAAACCTGTAGTATTTGCTGATGTTCCTGCAGAATAGTCTGTACCTGATGTAGCTGCTGAAAATGCAGATGTACCACTGCCTTTAATAATACCTGTTAATGTAGTTGCACCAGTACCACCGTTTGCTACTGGAAGTGTACCTGTAACTCCTGTAGATAAGGGAAGTCCAGTACAACTTGTTAAAGTTCCAGATGAAGGTGTACCTAAAATTGGTGTAGTTAAAGTAGGTGATGTTGCAAATACTAAATCACCAGAACCTGTTTCACCTGTTACTGCTGCTGCCAAGTTAGCACTTGTAGGTGTAGCAAGAAATGTAGCTACATTAGTACCTAAACCACTAACTCCTGTAGAAATTGGCAATCCTGTAGCATTTGTAAGAGTTGCAGATGCTGGAGTTCCTAATGCAATAGCATTACCACTGGCGTCTGTGTATATACCTTTACCAGCAGGATATGTAACAAATACATTTTTTGTACCAGTACTGAAGTTTACTGCACTTCCACCATTGCTAGATGATAATATAGTATCACGAGATAAAGCAGTGCCTACAGCTGTATAAGTTCCAATACCTACTTCCCATTCTGCACCACCTACAATAGCGTAGTAAGTAGTATTACCATTGCCGATAACAGAGAATGATTGGAAGCCAGTAACTGCACCTGCAAGCACAAGTGCAATAGTGCCTACGGTTACAGTAGTTTCCTGTACTCTATCCTTGACTACTAGAGCCATGAGTTATCCTTACGCTAATGTAACTGAAAGATTGCCTGTTGAAATCTTAAAGATGTCACCAGAGTCAATTGTTTTAGACGTATCTAAAGGTGAATGGTATAAAAGATTACCTGAAGTAGCAGCATCATTAATACCAATCCAACCTACTGTTCCCCATGAAGCTGTACAAGTTGGGAATGTTACGTCAGCAGAGTTAGTAGTTACACCGTTAGAAGGTGCTGCAAATGTGACAGCAGTTCTAGCGTAAGAACCACCAGATACTTCTGTGCCACTACCTGCGTCTGTAGGGTCTGAAGTCCATAGTGATACATATACTGTTGCTACGGATGTGTATGTTGTGTTTCTTAGAGTTGCATTAATAAGTGCGTTCTCTAAAAAGTTACTGATTTCTGCCATAATATTTTCCTTATCGTGGTGTTACGTTTAATGTGGTGTATGCGTATGTTTGACCTAAGTCACTTGTTTTGATATTAGCAATTGCTCTATCATATAATGATGACCATGTTGCTACTCTTGGGTCGTTCATTAAATAAGGTTCTGCTTCTGCTAATGTTGCGTAAAGCAAAGCATCTGGGTAGTATGCTAAATACAAGTTACTAGCTGTTGTGCTAGAAATAAATGTTGGTTGAGCATAGTATAAAATTTGAATGGTGTAAGTTGCATCTTGGCTAGGTGCAAACTGGAACTCTGTGCCTAACATTGTAAAGAAATGGGAACGACCTGATAATGATGTTTGACCATTACGGAAGAACAAGTCAGGTGATTGAAACTCTAAGATAATAGGTGGGTTACCCTGGAAGTGCATCTCTCTTAACTCTAGAAAGTCAGTAGGAAACGCTACTTTATTATCTGTAGCTGTAGTAGTTGCAACCTTTAACATAGCCTCTGTTCTTAAGTCACGACTCATTCTTAACTGTGCCATCTGAATAAAGTCAGGGATAACAGTTGTTAAGTCTGTTCTAGCTAGATAGCTTTCTACCGTTGATACAAAGGTAGTATAGTTTGTAAATGCCATTCGTAATCCTTATTGTTTTTTAACTAATACGATACAACCGTTATCTATCTTTACTTGTTTAACTATAGTAAAGCGAGTGCTGAGATGTTTATTCCACCACTCTAAAGGTTGTTGTATAAGATGTGCGTTTCTACCGTCTGGTAATATTTTCATTGCTGGACCAGTATGTATTGTAAATAGTCCGTATTTATTTACTACTCTTTTTAAATCATCTAGCACGTTATCTAGTAATTCAGGTTCTATATGTTCAAGAACGTCTATACATGTTACAAATTCGTTTGGTTCTGGTGTTTGACTCCATAATGGATTACTAGGTTCATAGGGAGTGTAGATTACTTCTGACTTCATGCTATCTTTTAGTCTACATTTACCTGCACCGTAGTCTAATAAACTTGTAAT